TTTCCCAATGCTTCTCCGCCTGTTGCTTGGCTTTGCCCTTGAGCGAAACCGACCGCGCCGTCACCGAAAGCACCGCGCCGGATGAGCGCGACAGTGCCCAGCTGGCCGTGTCCACCTCGCCGTCAAACGAGCGGATCGCCCCGCCTTCGCGCCCGAGCTCCACATGCACCGGTGTGCCCGTCTCCGGCCAGCGCAGGGTTCCGCCCCGGTCGTCGAGGTCGAAGCGCGCCGTGTCGGCCGTCTGGTCCGTCCCCTTGGTGATCGAGGCGGACAGCAGGATGGGCAGGAAATTGCCCGTCACCACGCGCCCCCCCACCGAGACGAGAAAATGCACCCGGCCCGTCATGATTGGGCCGCCATCAGTCGAACAGCCCGGTGACAGGCACGGCGCTGGCGGCCGCGTCCAGCGAGGCCTTGACCGGCACGGTCACCACCTGGCCCACCGGCAGTTCGGCGCCCAGGCGGGCAAGGTCCTGGTTGAGCGCCCAGACCTGTTCGCAGGCGCCCGGAATGACGGCGCGATAATGCCGCGCGAGAAGACCAGACAGGGTCAGCCCCTCGCGTTTCACCGTGATCGTTTCCGTCTCGCTCATGACAACAGGCTCCACAAGGCCGAGAAATACCCTTCAGCGCTCGGCTGGCTCGTCTTGGCGAGGTCGATGGTCATGTCCACCATCTGCCCCACGCCGCGCGCGTCGAGGAAGCTATGCCCGTCGCTGACGCGGGTGATCACATACCAGCCGAACACCCGCCCGTCGCCGCGCACCACCAGCTGCGGCAACCCGGTCGCCTGCGCGGCGCGCAAGACATCGAGCGAGGAAAGCCGTCCGAGCTTCTGTGGTACCAGCCGGCCGGCCAGCGCCATGCGCTCCACCCCGTCGCCCATGTCCTCCAGCGGCGGCATGGCGCCGATCACCGGCTTTTCGGCAAAGTCGCGCACCGTCTCGCGCGTCACCCCGTCGAGGTTGAAGCGAAGGTCGAAGGCCACCGGCCCGATCTGCATCAGCATGGTTTACGGATCCACGAATTGGCCATTGGCCTGTTCCTTGACGACCTGGCCCGTCGGCCGCCCGCCGCCGGCATTGCTGAGCAGCGCGCCAAGCGATCCTTGCACCTTCGCGAGAAAGCTCTGGGCTATCGCCGCGCCGACCCCGGCCGCCCCGGCCTGCATGGTCTCCGCTGCCTTCTGCCCCGCCTTGCCGCCACCCTCGGCGATCTTGTCGGATGCCGTGCTTCCGGCCTCGACGAGGCCATGAAAGTTCAGAAACCCGTCAAGCGCAGGGTCGGGCGCATTGGCCTTGGCGGCAGCGACGGCCGATGGGTCATAGACGCCGCGCGAGGGATAACGGCCGGTCCGGTCGAGCCCGGACGAGACACCCGTCGGCCGCGCCGAAGGATAGGGAACGCCCCCCGTCTCCGGTCCGGCACCAAGCCCTTCCGGAACGAAGCCTGCCCCATAGGATCCTCGACCCGGATAGCGCGCGGCGATCGCGCCGCCGGCCCGCCGTCCGAGTTCGGTGCGGATATCATCGAACACGGTGCCAGCCTGTCCGCGACCGACCTTGGCCAGCGCCTCGCCATAGGCGAGATTGATCCCGCGCCGCCCCGCATCGGGGTTCAGCTTGCGATATTCCCTCTCGAAGTCGGCGCGCTGCCAGGCGCGCTGCTCGGGGTCGAGGTCCTTCACAGCACGCGAGCGGGCCTCGGCATCGTCGATCGTCTCGATCAGATCCTGGAGAACAGGGTTAGCGACGCTCGCCACGCCGGAACCGACCTTGGTTATGAACTGGCCCCAGAGATTGGACAGGTCCTGGATCTTGGACGCGCTGTCGGCCGCGATCTGGTTGAAGTCCTTCAGCGCTGTCCCGTCGACGCTGGCAAAGCTCTTCACCAGCGCCTCGAACTCCGGACGCTGGGTGATGAGCGCCCGCATGCCCTTCTGAAACTCCGCGTCGGTGAAGAGTTTCGGCAGCTTGGACAAGTCGCCCTTGGTGGCGATCATCGTCATGTCGAGGAATATGTCGAGAACGTCCCGGCCTTCCTTCTTCGCCTTTTCAAGTGCCTTGGGCAGATCGACGCCCATATCCTTGAACTTCTTGGCCGTCTCCTCGGAATAGACCTTGTTCAGCACATTGCCGAGATAGGTCGCGGCCTCGGAGCTCGACCCTGCCTGGTTGCGCATGACCTGCAGCATGGCGACGACCTTGCGCAGGCCGTCCGTGCCCTTGTAGCCCATGGCCGCCATCGCCGGCAGAAGCGAAGGTAGATATTGCGCCATGTCCTTCAGCTCGAACTTGCCGGCCTTGCCGCCAGCGACCAGGATGTCAAAAGCGCGCTGCATGTCGTCGGCGCTGATCTTCAGCGAGCCCGACATGGAATCCGCCGTCAGGGCCACGTCGTTCATCGCCGCCCCGGATGCCTGCGCGGTCAACGCCACGGCCGGAAGGAAGGCAAGAGATTCGTCGAGGCTACGGCCCGACGCGATCAGCGCTTCGAGGCCACCGACAACGTCGTCGAAGCCGGTTCGGGTCTGGGCGGCTACGTCCTGCAGGCGACGGATGGTCGGATCGATTGCCCCCGCCCCCCTGTCGGCATTGACGACGATCCGGTTCACCCGGCGCTCGAGATCGGCGAAGTTCGTATAAGCCTTGGCGGCGATCACGCCGCCGACGGCAATGCCGGTGCCCACGCGGCTCGCGAGCAGCATCATCTTCTGTCGCCGCGCCTCGTCGGCCGCCTCGCGCTCCATCATCAGCCGTTCCATCGCCCTGTCGCGGCTCGACAGACGAAGGTTCCGGTCGGCCAGCATATAGTCACGCTCGGCCCGCTTCAGGCGGTCCATATTGCCGATGATGGCCTGCGTCTTGGCGCCGGTCTTGTCGACCAGGTCGACCACCAGCGAGGCGGAAAGTCGGCTCAAGGTCTCACTCCTCGCCGGTCACGAAACCGGGCACGATATCGCGGTAAAGCTGGTGCAGCGCCTGGGCGTCCGGCCATTTCAGCCGGGCAAAGACGGCAGGGTGCAGCCCGGTCAGCCGGCAGATCATGCCGCGATTTCCGGCGATCGATCCGGCGAAGAAAGCGTCGATATCGCCCTGCTCAGGCAGGCGCATCGTCACCCTATCGATGATTTCTCCGTTCACGCGTGGCGCATGCAGAAGGCTGTAGACCCGCCCGCCCCGCACCTCGTCGTCATAGGCGACGACCGGCTCATCATCGTCGTCCGGCTGGGGGGCGGCGACCGATGTCGCAGTCGCCGCGCCGGGTGTCGTCACGAACGCGTCGAGGTCGATCATCACCGGCTTTGCCGCCTCGTGCGCCACTGTGCTGTCGGGGTCCGAAACGTCTGCCGCCCCGCCGGCGAGGGCTTCGCCGAGCGGGTCGTCATGAGGCGGGCGCCGGGTCATCATTCGATCCCCAGCGCGACGCGCATCGCCTGGGTCTGGTCATTGCCGAACTGGCGCACCACGCTGGAGAAATAGTCGATGTAGAACCATTCCTCGCCGTCGACATGCAGCTCGTAGCGCGTCACCTCGGTAATGCCGTGGTCGTGGCCGAAGGCCGAGGCGCGCTCGAAGGCATCGGCGGCGAGCCGGCCGATGATGCCGCGCACGATTGCCTTCGCCTGGAGGATCTTGCCGGTCTCCTTGTTGCGCAAACCGCCATAGATGGTGAAGCGCTGCGCCTCGGCCGTGCCGATCCCGAGCAGGCGATATGAGCTTTCGGAAAAACCCGCGAGCTTGAAGCTCGGGTCCATAGCGCGGAAGGCGTTCATCGACCAGTTGACCTCGGAGACGGCGCCGCCGCCCAAATGCGAGGCGGTGACCCGCTCCAGCGTCGGCAAGGCCACCGACGCCAGCTTGATGTGGTTGGAATCCTCGGGGTTCGCGTCACCGAGGAAGATATTGGCCTGCTCGAGCAGGAGAAGCTTCTCAGCCATGATGTTTCAGTCCTTCCGTGAGGTGACGATTAGAGGATGTCCTGGCGCGCGATGATCTCCTCGATCGTCGCCGTCAGCGCCGCCGCATAGGGCCGCGAGGTAACCGACAGGCGGCGGAAGACAGGCGCTTCCTCGAACTGCATGTCGACATGGATGTGCCCGGCCCTGAGGTCCGACGGATTGTTCTTCACCGGGTCGAACCGGCAGCGATAGCCGAGGATATCGCCAGCCGACTGGCGCTGGTCGCAGATGGCCGAAACCGTGTTGACCACGCTCTGGATCGTCTGGGTCGTCAGGTTGAAGCGGCCGAGATACTGGCGGATGGTGCGCAGGACGGTCAGCTCGATGAAGTCGCGGCCGCGCACCTTGTGATACTGGTCCCAGATCGTGTCGGCCGAGAGGTTGTCAGTGCCGATATAGACGAAGCCGCCATCGGCGATGGCAAAGTCGTCACCCGATTCGCCGCGCACGATGATCCCGCCCTTGGCGGCCAGGATCTGCTGGCCCTCGGTCGCTCCGTCGGTGAGCGAGAAGCGCATCTTCCGCTCCGGCGCGGTGATCCCGTAGATCGCCTGGTTGGCCCAGCTGCGGAAGGGCGAACCGTCGCTCTCGTAGTCGCGCCGGACGGCAACGCCGGCAATCCGCGACGAGGCCGGGCGAAGAACGGCGGCCCCGCTGCTGTCTTCGGCATAGACGCCGCCGGCAAGCGGGATCAGCCGGCGGGACGAAAGCGTCTCGACCCAGTCGGTGAAGGTTGCAAGCGTGCCGGGCCCGTCGAGGATCGCGACAGCCAGGATCTGCTCGCAGACGGCGGGCAGCGCGGCCGCAACCGGGTTTGCTGTCGCCGTAGTCTCCTGTGCTTCAGTCCAGCCGGGGCAAATCAGGATGCGCGGATAGACGCCGACCTCCGGCCCGGCATCGAGGAAGGCATGGATGCCGGTCCCGGTGACAGAGCTGCCGGCAATGTTCGCCATGGTCGCGTCGTCGTCGAGCCCCTCGGCGACCCGCACCACGACGAGCTCGGCGGCCATCTGATAGGCACCGAGCTGGGCGTTGATCCCCTCGATCGCGTCGATGAAGGTGCCGTCCTGGTCGCAAAGCGCAAGCACGGCAGTATCATTGGAGTTCAGCCGCACCGGCGTGTCGAGAGGAAAGGCCGCGGTAAAGTCGGCCTCCAGCGCGGCGGTGGCCTTGTCGATCGGCATGCAGATGCCGATCACGCTCATCTGGGCATTGGACGGCACTGCCGCCTCATTGGCATCACGCGCGATGGTGATACCGAAGA